AAAGCATCCTGCGCCCCAAAGATGCCGTGGCTGTCGGCTGGACAAAAAATCATTTCGAATTTGTGCAAAAGCACAATGGTAGAGATGATCCTAACAATTACCGGAAACAGTGCGTAAGGTTTTCTCACAAAGTATTTTCCATCTACAGGGCTTATGAAGCCAACAAAAAATCCATGGAAAAATCAGAGCCTTATGCAAGGTATCTCATATGGTTAGACGCAGACGTCATCACCAATAAACCAGTTTCCATTCAGGATTTGGAGGAATGCCTGCCCAAAGGGGAAGCAGTAGCCTACCTTGGAAGAAAGGATTGGCCGCATTCAGAGTGTGGCTGGCTGGCATTCGATATGGAAAAAGAGGGCGGCGCTTACATTGAAGTCCTACATTCTTTGTATGTCACAGATGAGATATTTAAGCTCCAGGAGCTACACGATTCATGGGCCTTCGATTACATCAGGAAATCGAAAGATGCCCCTCATGCGCTTAATTTGACCGAAGGAAAGCCGGGAATGGATATATGGCCTCACTCCCCTATGGGTAAATGGTCTGTTCATAAGAAAGGTCCGGTCGCTAAGGGGGTCCAAATGAGATCAAATGTCATGGTTCAAACAAAAAATTCAATTCCTGATGAGAAGATTCAGGAACATATCCGGGAAAACCAGAAGCTTATAACCAACTGGATAAAGAAATGCACGGATGCCGACGAGCAGATAGTCGTAGTTTCTGCTGGTCCTTCTCTTATCCCTGAGATTGATGTGATGGACGATTACAATTCAGGGAAGAAAATTGTAGCTGTTAAACACGCTTTAGGACCATTGCAGACCGCGGGGATTAATCCATGGGCTTGTATTTTGCTGGACCCCAGGCCGCATGTGTACGATTTCGTGGAAAACGCAGACCAGAATATGAAATGGTTTGTTGCTTCACAGGTTGATCCTAAAGTAACGACGAGATTGCTGGCTCAAGGGTGCGAGGTGTGGGGTTATCATGCTTCTGTAGGCGCTGGAGAGGAGTATTTAACTTCGGCGCAGCCTGATTCAATCATTTCGGGAGGTTCGGCCACAGCGACAAGGGGGCTTTATCTTCTCAAGCATCTTGGATTCTACAGGTTTAAACTCATAGGATATGATCTTTGTTTTCTGGACAAGGTTGATCTTGGGGCGCTTGACGAACATGGACAGCCGAAATTTTTGGAGCTTTCTGTGGGGCTTAATGATCCGCTGTGCAACCACAAGAGATGCTTCTGGACCAAGCCGGAATTGATGGCTCAATTCGAGGAGTTCAATCACATCATTCAATCGGAGATTTTCGAACTTGAAGCTGTCGGCGGCGGAATTGTTCCATTTATCCTCCGTTCTAAAAAGGGGGGTGAGTTACGAAGGGCAAAATTAAAAGGTAAAATAAAGCCCGTATCTTATAAAAAGATGTTGAAATGGAACAATACGAAAAAGACCAACTTCTTAACCAGGCTGCACAATCTCTTGTCCTAGAGCCTCCCGATGATCTTGAAGAAGCCGCTATTGTTGACGGCTTGGCGCAAGCTGAACTTCAGGGGCGTATTAACCAATCCTCAGAAATTTACAACCTTGCCTCTGGGATGGAGCCTGATCTCCTAAGAGAGATCGGGCAAGAAGTTTGGAAAGGATTTGATTCAGACGATCAATCAAGAACGGACTGGCTCAAAGATCATGAATTCTGGCTTGCTCTTTACATGCAAAAAGACCAGGCCATGACCCAAGATCCGGAAAGATCATGGGGGTCTACCGAGTCCGTTCCCATTCTTATGGAAGCTTGTGATATGTTTCAAGCAAGAACCTATAAGATATTCTTTCCCAATGATAATTTTGTATCGGCTGCTCCTGTAAGGCGCTCAAAAGATCCCGAGAAAAACAAAGTCCTAGATGATAGATCTCAAAGAATAGGGCGCCACATGTCCTATCAACTGGGTATTCAGGATAAGTCCTATCGTCAGGACAAAGATGCTTTATTCCTTGGCACTGCGCTGCACGGTTCATTTTTTACGAAGACATATTTTTCCGAGAAGAAAAAAAGATTTTGCGTTGATAACGTCCGGCCTACGGATTTTGTTGTCAATTATACGGTTGGCCCGGCAAGACTTGAGGACCTAAAGAGAAAATCTCACATTATCTATACGACTATAGGCGATACGGCAAGACTTGCGGGCACTGGGTATTTTATCGAGGAGGCTAAGCCCGCAAGAGCGACCATTGATAACACGAGTTATAATATAAAAGTTGATGAGATACAGGGGATTTCTCCCGGGGACACGGCTTTAAAACAAGATGAACAGGCCGTTTTAATCGAGCAGCATGTGTATATGGATTGGGACGGCGTGTATAAGCCGTATATCATTACGATATGCGCCGCTTCAAAGCGGGTGTTAAGGATTGTTATCGGTTATGAAGCTGATCCTCAAGGAAATCCCCTGAAAGATTTTGAGCAGACAGAATATTTTACTCATTACAAGTATAAAGAAAATCCAAACGGGTTTTATGGCCTTGGGCTGGGGCATTCTATCGGGGATCTTAATTCATCGGTTAATATCATGCTGCGTCAGACTATGGATGCCGCCATGCTCGCCAATGAAGGAAACATGTCCGGATTTATCTCTGAAAGACTTGGACTTGAAGGGGATGAGATCAGGCTTTCAATAGGAAAATTCAGAAAAATCCCTGATACGGTTGGTGATCTTCAAAACTCACTGTGGACAGGACAGTTTCCGGGGCCGAATTCTGCTCTTATGACTTTAATGGAGCAACTAGACCTTAGAGCACAAAGACTGGGGGCAACCACTGAAGGTACGACGGGTACAGTCGATAAAGTCGTCCAGCCAACCACTTTGATTACACAGATTGAGCAAGCTTTGGAACAGTTTTCATCCGTTCAGATGAGGCTTGCTCATTCTTTGAGCGAAGAATTGCAGAAAATATACAAAATCAATCAAAAGTTTTTGCCACTTGTTGATTATTTCGTGGTTAACGATGAGCCGGAAGCAATTACACGGGCTGATTATGCCGATGATATGATGATCGCGCCTGTCTTCGATCCAAAATACGCTACACAGGGGCAGAAAATAGCCAGATCTAAGGCAGAGTTGGAGGCGACTTTACAAAACCCTGTAAACCAATCCCGCCCTCAAGTGATAGACGCGGCATTTAGAAGGTATTTTGAGGCTTTACAAGTAGAGGATATTGATGAACTCGTTCCTCCTCAGCCAGAAGTACAGAGGATCGACGATCAATACATAGAAAATATGTATTACATCATGCCGCCCGAATCCCGCCCTGTGTTTGACGTGTTCCCTGAGCAAGACCATGCCGATCATCTTCAGAAAATACAGGAGCTTTATGATCTCGCGGCGCAAATGGGTATGGAACTTCTTCCTGAGCAGCAGGAGGCTTTGTTAAAGCACCAACTTAAACACTATGGCTATTTATATGGACAAATCACAGGCGTCATACCAGCCGGACAGGTCAGCCCTAATGCACCTGATGGCCGATCCGACATTTCGTTACCTAATGAAAACGTTACAGGAACGCTTTCGGCCCCCCAAGCCCAGTTGCTTAATGCCATCATGGGAGGAGCAGCACCGAATGGCGGGCCAGCAGGAGGTAATGGAGTTTTTACTGAGGGTACTGGGTGAGGAATATAAATGGCTTCCGGCATTACGCAACTAAGAGGGATTGCCCATCTCTTTAGTAATTTTCTTTATAGCGGGTTTACAAAATACAGAGGGTTAGCCGCTGCTGATTCAATACCCACACCTCCACCCCCACCTAGTGGAGACCTTATAGAAGGTTTTGAAAGTTTTTCTGCGGGGCTACCAAATACCTTAATATGGGAAAAGTATGAGGAAGAAACCTCTGTGTCAGTTTCTCAAACCACGGATCATGTAACACAAGGAACTTACAGTTGCCGCATTCAAGGTCTATTGGGTATAGATGCGGGGATTTTTACTTCTGCCGATGTTTCTGGATCGACTACTCTTGAGGTAGATGTGTATGTTGCTTCTGTCCCTGATGCCGGGGCATATGCTTATCTTTATTCTATTGAGACTATAGAGACTATAGATCAAACCCCTGCCGGGGCCACAGGAGCTTATACACTTTCTTTGAGTGTAGTAGATTTAACAAATATAACAATCGCTTTAGGAATATCTTCACCTTTGGCAATTACTGGAGCTGACGTTTTTTTCGACAATCTTCGTTTGTATAGTGATTAATATTCTAATTAAAAAATGATATTCCAGTACCAGCCATACGAAATCCCGGGAGAAGCTTTAAAACTTTTAGAGAAGTCGATTAGATATTCTGATTACTCTGATATATGGGAGTTATTGGAGGATGATGGTGATTTCTTTGTTTTAAAAACAGACAAAATCAAGGGCGTTTTTTATCTCGAAGAACAAGACGATACTCTTGAGATTGTTGTCTTAGGCGGTGAGGATATTCATTCATGGAAAGATGAATTTGAAGAATTCATGCGCGTAGAAATGAGACGCAGAGGCCTTTCTCAAATCTGCGCCCTTGGAAGAGGGGGATGGACCAAAATATTCAAAAAAGCAAAGTTAATAGGGACTTACTACACTTATACCTAGGGGGGGTATAATGAAACGCCTTTAAAAAATCCTTAAAATCAAGGAATGGCGAAAAAAGTCAAGAAGGTTGTCAAAAAGATTGCCGGGTCTCCATTGGGGAAGATAGCCGCTCCAATTTTGGGAGGGCTTGCTTTAGGCCCTGCTGGATTTGGGCTTTCTTCCGCACTTGTTGGGGGAGCTATAGGATCTGGTGTCGGCACTCTTGCTGGAGGTGGTTCAATTAAAGAAGCTCTTTTGTCAGGTGGCCTTTCTTACGCTGGCGGGTCTATAGGCGGTAAACTTTTTCCGCAAAGCATTGGAAGTTCATTCAGTGCGGCAAACGCAGCCGGGCCTTATTCTTTACCCGGCGTTTCTTCTTTGGGCTCTTCAGCTTTAAATTCCATAGGCGCAAATATCGCCAATACTTCCATAGGGTCTGCTCTTGGATCTTACGCAGGAAATTCAATAGCAGAAGGCTTGAATGCTCCCGAACCCGAAATCGGGGAATTTGGCGAAAGCACCTCTCTTACACCTGAGACCGTCGAGCCAGAACCTTTTGCCCCGAAACAGGAAGCTCAGCTTTCCCTCCCCGGTTCTCTAACCGGAAACTCCTCCCTCGATCCGTCCCAATTCTCCTCCAACCTTGCCACACAAGGTGTCTATGGAGGAGGTCTGGGGCCGGAGGAGGAAGCTTATTTTAGAAATCTAATCAACCGGAGACTGGTTGATGAGTCTGGTGTGGTTGACCAGGATTTAAGCGAAATCAACCCCATTGAATCCGCATACCTAAGTCAACTCGGGATCACTGGAAGCAATCCAACAAGTTTATTAGAGGCCTTATCAAGACATGGAAATTACGCCTAAATTTGGCAGAGTATTGGTTAAAAGAGAAGTCAGCAAGCAATCAAGAGGCGGTATCTACATTCCCGAAACAGCGGCTAAAAGAAATGCTCCTTGCGAGGGGGTTATTATCCGTATGGGAGAAACCGCCGGATGGGTCGAGGTCTATGAAAATGGACAGCTCGTACCAAAGCAGATTTTCCAAGAAGGAGACAAAGTTTTGTTCGGCAGGCACTCAGGGGCATGGCTGGACGCAAGCGAAGGCAATGATGATGGGACTTTGTTCATCTGTCAGGATGCCGACATTTTAGGAGTGTATAAATGAGCACAGAAGAAGCAGTAAACGAACCACAGAGTAAACCAGCCGGATACGATCCCGTTGATATTTCCGATCTTCCGGAAGAAAGACAAAAGGAAATAGGAGACAGGTTTAACTATTTCTACAAACAAATCAAAGACATGGAGAGAAAAACCCGTGAAAGCGACAGAGCTATACGGGACTGGCAGGAAAGTGCCGCCAAGCAAATTCATGAATTGCCATCTGTTTGCGGTAGGCTTCTATATGCTCCGCATCAGACTTGGCTTTAGGGCCGCCAAACTTCATTTTTATCGCCACCTTCTCAATATCGGGCGATAATCTGATTGTGTTTGTTTTTTGTGGCCTGGTCAAGTTACCCCCCATTACAGGTTGGCTATTTGCGGATTGTTTCAATCCCATTCTTCTGTCCAGCTCGGCTAGCTGTCTCTCAAAGGGCTGCATTTCGTAAGAAGGACTTGTCATGATTGAGGCAAGCTCCCTCATAGCTATATCCATGGGCGATCCCTGCTTAGGAATTCCGCCCTCCTGGTTAAAGGCCCAAGGGCGTTTTAAATTCCCCTGCTCATCCTTCTCGTTTTGCCAAGCGTCGACATAGTGGGCCTGCTCTGGAGTTATTTCGTGCTCGCTGACAGATTCAACCGCAAGAGCGTAAGCATCGTTATATCCGGCATGGGCCTGTTTTTGTGTTTCCGTCTTTTCAGGAGGTTTTTCCTTTTTTGAAACTTTTTCCTTTTTCAACTGAAGCTCATTAAGACGGGCTTGCTCGTTGATAAATCTGTCCGTATCGCCGGATTCAAAAGCCTCTTTCATAGCTTTTTTGAGCGTACCCAACGCCATGTTTTGAACGGCCTTACTTCCGAATAAATTGCCAATGTTCATATTTACGAATTTACATATTTAAAAAATTCCGATGCCTTAAAGATCGTTTCTTTATCACCTTCAAAATGAACGATAACAATAAGTTTGTTATCAAAAAGATCGTCCGTACTCCACGAAAGCATAACTATAATTCCGTTTGTAAACGCGAACTCTGCAAATGCTTCGGCCTTATTTAAAGGCATTTTTAACTTTGCTTGTTTCATGTGATTTCTTTTTTTTACTGTTAATAGATATTATTGCATCAATCATTATACTTTTAAATTCGCTGACAGGGTGCGGAAGGTTAAATATTTTTGATTTACCAGCTTTTTCAAAGGACAATTTTATAGTATTGTCCCTAAGTGTTACATCAAATTTACGTAAATATTCCCCAGTATAAGGGAACTTAATTTGGTCAAGATACTTGCAACAATCATTAAATGTTTTCTCATTTGATTTGAAGTAAATACCATCCACCCATGTAAATAGATACTCGCCCCCGCATATTCTTTTTAGTTCGCTCATTATTTCGTACACCCGTTTGACAGCATAGAAAAAGAACGGCGCTAAACTACTTTCATTTGGCTTCA